GCAAAAACAATGATCACAAACGCTACTATCACACCAGCCAGTTCTTATGAAGTTGTTTCTTTAGCTTTAGCAAAAATGCAATTGCGTATTGAAAGTAGTTTCACGGCGGAAGATACTTTGATTCAATCAATGATTGCTTCGGCGGTTTCTGCTGCTGAAGATTACATGGGTTGCAAAATTGTAGATAGTGATGTGGTGTTGAACCTGGATGAATTAGAAGATGTTATCAATATTCCTTATCCTGTTCGAAGTGTAACATCATTAAAATATTTTCCGACGTCCGGTGCTGAAGAAACAATGCCGGACACGGATTATGAATTGCTTCGTTTTGGTAAAGAAAACGGTATTCGCATAACTGCTTACTGGATTCCTGAAACCGACACACGTTACGATGCCGTGACTATAGCTTTTAAAACGGGTTATGCAACAGGAACGGTTCCTAAACCAATTATTCAAGCCGTGTTATTGCAAATCAGTGATATGTATGATCGCCGTGAAGATAGAGTGGAAGTGCCTTTGACAATGTCAACTAAATTGCTTAGACCATACAAACTATTCTGATGGATAAAAAACCATTCATAGGGCAAAAGGACCGCCGCATTGTTATCAATAAAAAAACATTGCTAGGAAACACTGCGGGGGAACGAAAAGAAACGTTGGTTAAAATAACCGATGCTTGGGCTTTTATGGATGATTTGTCCGGTGGTGAAGATGTAGAAGGCAAAGTAAGAGCTTTATACAGCCGAGCCTATGTAGTTAGATGGCAAAGTGAATTGTTAACGGAAAAACGCCTGGTGATTGTAGATGATGAACGAACGTTTGAAGTGGTTTATGTTGCTGAAATTGGAAGAAAGGATCATGTTCGATTAGTGTGCAAAGCTTATGAGTAGCGGAATTAATGTAAACGTCACCGGATTTCGTGAACTCGAAGCTAAAATAAAGCTATTGGCAAACGATAAAGATAAAAAGCGTGAAATGCTTTTGATTTTACGGCAAGTAGCAAAACCTACGTTGGATGCTTCAAAAACATTGGTTCCTATTTCTAAAAAAGCACACGTTGCCAGGGGAAAAAGAATTAATCCGAGAAATTTGCAAAAATCACTTGGATTGATACAAGGACGAAAAGGCAATGCAAAAGATAATCCAACAATTTATGTTGGTGCTCGTGCAAAAGGTTCTTTTGATGGCTGGTATGCTCACTTTGTACATGAAGGTATAAATGTATATAGAGCAGGTTTTAAACGTAAACGTGCCCGTGGTGCAAATGATTCCGCAGCCGTTTCAAGAACAAAAGGAAATCCTTTTTTACGAAAAGCATATCAACAAACACAAGCCGGTGTGACAAACGATGCCGAAAAAAGAATGGCAGCATTCCTCCAACGGCGAATAAATAAATTAGCATGATAATAGTTTCAATAAAAGTAGCCGATTTTTTCCTTACCAAACAGCCTTATGTGGATGTTTTTGGAGCAAACAGACCTTTTCCGGTAGTAGCTCCTGAAGGAACAAGCTTTCCTTTTGCAACCTACACGATTGATCGTGCCGAAGGCAAAAGTAAAGATGGTGATGAATATAGTGTAACTGCCTATTTTTGGTTTGATGCCAACAACTACACCGAAATGGCTACGTTGTTAGAAAGCATCATTCCTGCAATACAAGATGAATATGATTTTCAAGCAGCAACAATGGACTTTGTCGAAGACAACCAATCCTTTGTTGGAATTATAAACTTTTTAATTAATCAATAGAAATGGCAAGAAAAATTTATAAAGGTAAAAACCTTAGAATTTTTGTAGGTGGAAAAGCATTATTGCATTCAACTGAATGTGGCTTTTCAACATCTACCAATTTTGAATCAATTGCAACTAAGGACACGAACGGAAACGTTCAAACGCCTGGCAATTACGAATGGTCCGTAACGGCAAACACGCTGTTTGTGGACAAAGATGTATTAGATACTGATCGTTTCGATACACTTGAATTATTAGAGCAATATTTAGCTCAGGAAGAAGTGACAATTCAGTTCATGACAAACATTGGTCAGGAAGTGGTTATTGCTGGAAATGCTTACATGAGCGGTGTTAATTTCTCAGCTCCAACGGAAGGTTCAGCAACCGGTGATTTCTCTTTTCAAGGAAATGGTGATTTCACAGCAACACGTTTACCAACTGTAGGGGCACTTCCTGTAATTAGTTCTTCAAGTGTAATAGCTATTACAAACGGAACTGCTGGAACACGTGCAACTACAGCTTCTAACACGCCAACGCTTTACGAATTGGTAGGAACAATTCCTTCAGGTGTAACAATAAACGCTACTTCAGGTTTGATTTCCTGGACAAACGCAGTACCTGTAGGTAACTACTTAGGAGCTTTTATTAGAGTAACAAACGCAGCAGGATCTGTAACGCAGGAAATTGCAATCATTGTAACATAATGTTATGAAAATTAAAATTAATAAAAAAAACTTTGAACTCACTTTTGGGTTCAAAGTTTTTTACATCTTAGGTAAGCATTGGGAAATGAAAAATTTCAACGATGTGCTCAAACATGTGATGTCGGTTTTTGGTGATTATGCTACTACCGATGTAAATAATACTGCTGAAGAACCTAATTTGAGTTTTGCCACAATGGAAGTTTTGGCTGATATTATTGTGGCTGCTATTGTGGCTAATAAAGAAAACAAAAAAACTTTTGCTGATTTTGAAACTGCTGAAGTGATTGAATCGATTGTGGAAAACATTGCGGTTATTCCGGAAATAATGAAGGAGTTTGTTTCTTCAATGCCTTCACATAAAAAAGAAGAAGATCCGGGAAAGTAGTAAGCGGCCAAAAAGATACGCCGCTCACGTTTGATGCTCTGATTGTGTTATGTGGCGAAATGGAAATCAGGTTATCTGATTTCTATGAAATGACACCAAAAGAGTTTTTTTTGTATCGTGAAGGGTTTATTGGTAAACGTGATGCCGATGCAAAATTTACTTTAGTAACCACACGAAAATTAATGTTTGCTTCAATTATGCCACATGCCAGACGTGGATTGAAAGAAACTGACATTATGGAATTCGAATGGGAAAACGATTTGATTGAAACACTCACGGAAGAAGAAATAAATGAACAACGAAAAGAAGTACAGCAATCAATCGAGTTTTGGAAAAATTATGACTTGAATAATAATAGGTGCTAAAATTGGTTTTATATTGTTTGTTTGGTAAAAGCCTGTCGAAAGACAGGTTTTTTTTGTTTTGGTAAATTGAAAAAAGGAAACTTAGTTGCATAAAAATGTTAATGGCTAAGTCTAATTTTATGCAAATTATTTACTATGGCTTCATTAGCATCCATTAACGTAAAGTTCACGGCAGACTTGAAACAATTTTCAAGCGAAATGCAATCGGCTTTGCGGGATATTAAACGAACCGGTGAAGAATTTCAAAAGATTGGTAGTGCTTTATCTATTGGGCTTACTTTGCCGCTTTTAGCCGTTGGTGCTGCTTCTGTAAAATTAGCTTCTGACTATGAAGAAAGTTTAAATAAAGTAAACGTTGCTTTCGGAAATTCCGCTTCTTCCATTGAATCTTTTGGTGATACAACCTTAGAAACTTTTGGTATTGCAAAAGGCACAGCTTTAGATATGGCTTCGCTGTTTGGTGATATGGCAACTTCAATGGGATTGCCACAAAGTGAAGCAGCTGAATTATCAAAATCATTGGTAGGTTTAGCCGGTGATTTAGCTTCTTTTAAAAACATCGGGATTGAACAGGCTACTACGGCTTTGAATGGTGTTTTCACGGGTGAAACCGAATCGCTTAAACTATTAGGAATTGTAATGACTGAAGCTAATTTGGCTCAGTTTGCTTTAGAAAAAGGAATTCAAAAAAACATAAAGAGTTTTACTCAGGCTGAAAAGGTGCAATTGCGTTACGCTTATGTAATGGAAAACACTAAAAACGCACAAGGTGACTTTGCTCGAACTTCGGGCGGTGCTGCTAATCAAATGCGTGTTTTTCAGGAATCTTTAAAAGAAGTAGGTCAGCAATTTGGTGCAATTATTCTTCCGGCTTTTACTAATGTGGTGAAAAGTTTGAACGGAATGGTGAAATCATTTGGTGATTTGTCACCAGGAGTGAAACAAACAATTGTGGTTGTGGCTGGTTTAGTTGCTGTTATCGGACCATTGTTAACTGTTATCGGAACCGTGTTGACTTTGGTTCCTTCTATGGTTGCCGGGTTTGCAGCGTTGAAGCTTGCTGTTGCTTCTTTAACAGCTACAATTGCGGCTAATCCGTTGGGATTGTTGTTAGTTGGTTTAACTTCTGTTATTGCTTATTTGGCTATAACAAACGATTCATTTGATGCTACAATTAATAAAATAAATGAATCGACTGATGCAGTTTTAAAACAAAATGAAGCTTCGCAAAAATTAGGTGATGAAGTTAAAAAATTAGTAGATCGATATGATGAATTAAAAGCAAAATCTAAATTAACTAAAGAAGAACAAAAAGAACTTTCTGAAATAATTGTAAAGATTGGAAAAGTAGTTCCAGGTGCTGTTACTGAAGTTAATAAATACGGTGAAGCTTTAGAAATAAACGCAAAAAAAGCCCGTGAGTTTACGGATTCTCAAAAAGAATTAATTGCCTTACGAACTAAAAAACAATTAGAAGATAGTATTGTTTTATTGAATAAACTTCAAATTCAGAAAAAAGGATTGACTATTTCTGAACAAGATTTGAATTCTAAATATGTTGAAGGAATTGGATTTATTAAAAAAAGAAATGGTGTTTTAGAAGTTTACAATAAAATACTTGGCACTTCAAGAGCTTTAACGCTTGAAGAATTGATTTTGTTTAAAGAAAAAGTAGTGGCTAATGAAAAAAACATTGCAACTACTTCTAAAAATATAAATACGCTTAAAGGTTTAAATACAACACAAGCTGATTCGGTTGAAAGTACTGATAAACTAAAAGAAAGTGTAATTGCTTTAAATACGGAACGTGAAAAAACATTAAAGCCTGGTACTATTGATTTTTATGAAAATGAAATTTCCAAGCTTAAAAAACTTCAAAAGGAACAAGTTACTACGACAGCCGGTTATAACTTAATTCAAAATGAAATCAACGCTTTACAGGTTAAAATTGATGCTTTATCAAATGTTTCAAAAGCGATTGAACCGATTGTTATTAAAACAGAATTTGAAGGTGTTGGATTAGCAGAACTTCCTGTGTTGTTAGAAAACGTAAACAATGCAATGTCGTTGACTCAAACTAAAGTTGCTGAAATGAATGCTTCTTTATCTAAAGCTTTTACTTCTATTGCAGAATCAGCGGTGGAAAACTTAGCGGTTGGATTTGGTGAAGCTATTGCTAGTATGGTTAATGGTGCGAATGTCGGAAAAACATTAGCAAAGTTTTTGCTTGATACTATTGGTGATTTAATGATTCAATTAGGTAAAGCTGCAATTCAGATTGGGATTACTATGACAGCTATAAAATCCGCTTTTGCTACTCCTTTTGCAGCAATCGCTACGGGTGTTGCTTTGGTTGCTTTTGGAACCTTGATAAAATCTGCTGTTCCTGATGATTTTCAAAAATTTGCTGATGGTGGTATTGTGGGCGGTACATCTTATTACGGTGATAAAATATTAGCCCGTGTAAATAGTGGTGAGTTGATTTTGAACAGTAAACAACAACAAAGCTTATACGGAATGCTTGCTGGTGCTTCGGGATCTAATGTGA